CCAACAGGAGCCCAGTCATAGGCAAAAGTACCAGAGGCTGAGGAGGACATGGTGGCCGAGGCAAGGACTTGCGAGTCGAGAAGTGGGACAGTGCCACCAGGAGCAACTCCATTGTAAACACCAAATGGATTGACGCGATTGACAAACCAACTACCAGCATTGCTGGTAGCAGCACCATTTGAGCGAACAGTTACACGCATTGCGACCATTCGAACGGCATTGTAGGCTGTCGTATACGAGGTTGTACCTGTGGCACGAACCATGTTTGCAAGAGCGGCGCCAAAGTTGAAGGACAAAGCACCAGGAGTAGTGTCCACATCAGTAGAGGTCAAGTAACAGAACGACGGGTGGCCTGTGACTGCCAAACCAAGATTACCAGCAGCGCTGGCTGTCGCAGTGAAGCGAGTCTGAATGGCAAAAGCAGCAACTGGGCCAACATTCAAGTCGGGAATTGTTGCAGGTCCTGAGAGAGCAACTTCAGGGTTCATTGTTACTTGCATATGTCTGATAGTAGCAGCGTCAACGAGTCTTTGGCACTCGGGGGGCAGGCGGAACCTGTCCACGCTGCGTACTTCACGGACAACTCTTTGCATGAGGGCGTGGTCCTTCTTTTCGATCCTTTCCATCCTTTTGATGGGGGCTTTCTTCTGTTGTGATTTCTGGACGACGACCTTGATTTCAGGCTTCTTTTGCTGTTTGGCATTGCGAGGCATGTTTGTTTTTAAAGTGGCGAGTACCTTAGTCATGAGACCACTTTGATAGCCTGTATAAAGAATGATGAGGTCAAGGTCCGTCTTGCGAAACTCTGCAAGGGCATCTTGGTAAAATGGGCAAAGAGGATTAAATTCTGTTTCTTTGAAGAAACGATCTCTTTCTTGCCTAAAACGAGCTCGTGAAGAACTAAAGAAAAGTTCGCGATACAGAGCACATTTCACCAAAAGATTGAGTCCTGCTTGCGTTCCAACAGGAGAATTGGCGGTATATCCGAAGCTGCGCATTTCATTGCTAGCAAGCATTGTACCTCCATGGGTGGAGAAAAAATTGTGCATATGCTTGTCAACATTACCAACAGGAACTTGCATTCCGCGGTATTGTGCAAACGTATGTGACAAAAACTCACACCGATGAAGTTCTTGGTACGCTCCAGAGGAGTTGTTGCATTTCATCTTAATCCCGATTGTATCAAGACTTGCTGCAATAGCTTCGAATGTGAACCAGTTTTGGACTTCCGGCGTTGCGGTGAGAATGATATCGTCACCGTAGACACGAACACGAATGTGTTTCTCAAAAGCAGCAGGGCTGTCATACCCTGAAGGCGCTAGTGAATACCACGC